GGATTTCGGATGGGTCAGTGATGGGTGGGTAGCCATGCCACATCGCCGCAAGCTCCGCCGTGGCAATGCGGGCTGGATCGATGCGCGGCATGGCCCTGCGGGGCATGCGTGGCGCTGGATCGTCAGCCCCGCCGCGCAGTTCGGCGAGCAGATCGATGGCAGATCCGGCTGCCGAGCCACTGAGCAATATAGTGGCCGCTACAAATGCCGATAGAGCACCCAATAGCAGCAACCGCGACCTTGCGGACGACCTCTTTTTCGGTCGATGTGGCGTAGGCAAAAATGCCACCGAGGGCCGATAGCCCTACGTTTTTCACTACCTCTGGTATTTCATCTTGCATAGTTCCTCGCTTATTTTAGACGCCCCTCACCTCATAAAACCCCGCCGAAGGGGCGGGATGTGGGGGTTAGACGTCTCCGCCTACATACTTACGCATTGCGTAGGCAATGCCGGGTAGGTACCGGCCACGTCCCCAATACTCATGCCCCTTCGCATTGAAATGCGTACCATCCGTGTTATTGAAATACACATCCGCGTTACCATTACTAGCGGGGGCTTGTGCATTACCTGTCCCTTTAATGGCCTGCCCGTTTGGATCTGCCATCGTTGGGAAATACAATACACGAGGGTTATTCACTGCCGATACAGCAGCAGCTACGCCATTATCCATAGCGATCATAAGCGTTTGGTTCGCGGTGTTGTTCGCTGCTGTAGGGCCCCCAACAATAATCAATGCGCTTGGGTATGCAGACAAAGCTGCATTAATAGCCAACACGGCCTCTGATGCGACGTCTGAAACGACAGAACTGGCGTCATTAACGCTAGCCTGCAATACGACGACAGCAACGTTAGACAGCTGTGAGATAAGCAGCGAGTTTGCAATTTTCTGACGGTGCGTGCGACCGAGTCCGCCGTTTGTTGCTAGGAACCCAGTACCCCCTTCGCTAAACAGCCAGGTATTGCGCCAGCCAGCCATGTCAGCCACCCATGCCGGATAACAATCTTTCGCATTTGTTGCCGCGCCAGTGCCCCCTAGAGAATCGGTAAACAGGACAACCGCTTTTTCTGGCGCGGTGTCATAGTACGTTGATGCCGGAGTAATACCAATCTGGTAAATTGAAGTATCCCCTGTCATTACGAGTTCAAACTCTCGTATTTTCCGGCCCCCAAGTTGCGAGAAATCCAGCTGGACGAGCTGGTAACCCCCCGCTGTAGCCCCACCAAAAGCAGCATCATTGATATATAGTCCCGGCGTGATTGATACATCCTGAACTTTTTTCCACCCTGTGCCATCGTTTACGTTTAGGCAATAGATAGTGCTGTAGCCGGTGCAGTAAATAATTGGTTTTGGCTCATCGGTTACGAACGAAAATTTAGCATTGGCCGATTGAGTGCGGGCACCAGCCAATGAATAAAAACCACTTGCCTGAAGACCGTTAGATCCAGACGCATTATACGGAAACGCCCCATACAGTCGAAACGGGGCGGGAACAGTGGCCCCTCCATTATTGGGAACGGAGTTTGTCACCAAAGAAGCAATTGGGCTACTCATTGTGTAGCCGGTACTGACCACGCTCGCATTTGCGTACCCCATAACTCCCGAGGCCGGGGTTCCACCAAACGTGATTAACGCAGAGGGAATGATTGCATTTGTGCGCAGGTTGTTGGTTCTGCTGGATTCGTAACGCCAAAGGAGTTCGGAGATGGCGGCAGCAACCCCACCACCGCCACCCGCAACAGGCACCCCCGCCTCATCCAAAACACCTCGTTTGATGAGTTCTTGGGAAAATACGTCGCGGATCGGCATGGTGTGGGCTCCTATGGGTTTGCGGGGATTATGTCACAGGAGGGAGGATAGGTCAAACGAGCCGGATTCGTCGAAGGCCATGATGAACGCGTCGGCCAAATTGGGCGAAGCCACACCACGCTTTTTCATATCGGCCTTGGATTCCACCTTGACCTTGCCGTTTGCATAGTCGCGCTGCGGCTGGCTCAATTCGGCCTTGAGTTTGTCTAGGTGGGCCACCGACGACGAGATGCTGATTAGCTTCTCCGGGTCGTAGGTTTTCCCGTTGACCGCGTTGTAGGTGTTGCGGAATCTGTCAGCAACCAGCCACCAAGTCTGCGCCTTGAGATTGACGAACATATCCTTGTTTTTCTTTCCGGGCAGGTATTCGCTGTCAGGGTGACGCACAGCCGCCGAAGCAGTCCAGCCGGTGGCGGTCACGCGTTGAAAGCCACGGGCACCAGATGCCAATAGTTCATGCTCAAGCTGGTTGAACCGCCCCTTTGCCCCGGCCCCTACACCAATATCGTCATATCGCAGCATGGGAATGCGCAGTTCCAAGCACCGGGTATGGGCATGGCTTGCAGCGCTCACCGGGTCTTTGTCTTTCCATTCCTCGACGCCTTGGCAGACAATCCCTTGTCGCCATACCAGCGCGTTCGCGTCTGGCCCATCGTCGGACACGTCGAAACCCGCCTCAAGCTGGCCACTTGGCACAATCCCTAGTTTGACGTGTGCGTCAACAGCCGCATTGACCCACGACGCTTTGATGACAGCCAGCGAGTCATTCGATATGGGCTCACCGCCGTATATGTGCTGGTACGCGTCAAAATCCGCCGCCTTCATCTGCTCCATGTGATCGCGCAGTTCAGCCGGGAATCTCGGGTTGTCGGTGTAATTGATCTTCTTGACGATGCAATATCGACGGTCGCCCTCGTAGTCTGGGAAATACCGCTCAGTCACAAACAGTTTGTGCGTGGCCTCAAGCACCGACCCAGGGTTATACGAAACCCAGATTTCAGAGCCGGGTTTGCGCATGGTAGGGATCAGGGCGTTCCACGATTCGGCGCTTACTGAATTGGCTTCTTCCAGCCAGGCCGCGTCGAAGTGTGAAAAGCCCTTGAGCTTCTGACTGTCCAGCCGCTTGGAACTGGCCTTGAGACCCGAGAACTTGATAATGCCCCCGTTGCTGGGGCATTCAATGTGGGTCTTCAGGATCGAAAAATGGTCGCCCAATTCTCGGCGCTCGATTTCCTCGACAAACTCTTGATACACCGAGTCGGCGATGCTTTCCATGATTTCACGGAAGCACACAATGCGCCATCCGTAAAACAGGACGTTATTTAGGAGGATAGAACAGTAGGTTCTAGTTTTCCCCGATCCGCGGCCTCCGAAGGCCACCTTAAACCGCGCTGGCTGTAGATATTCCTCGTAGGCCGGGAAAATATCGACAGCGAAGCTCATTCTCGGACGATGTTATATACCGGGGCCGTGGGCTTCATCGAACCATCCGAAGACTTATGATCCTGCGTCACGGCATCAGAATAGCCGTGCTTGCCAAGCACCATCTTCGCCAATGGGGCATTGAAATTGCCGCGCAGGCCCTGGTTCAAAAGCTCGCGCTCCTGCGCACCCATCAATCGCTCGTGAGTTTCTGCGAAGGCCTCATACTCTTTGGCCCACTTGTAAACCGTGCGCCGAGCCTGGCCGATGTAGATGGCCAGACCGGCCATAGATGGGATGGCATCGCCCGCTTCAATCCAGCCGCCCGCCACGTATGCGTCGGCGAGGTCTTGCTTTTCTTGGCAATAGTCGAAGGGATGACCGGCGGGCATGGTATGGCTCAGATGTAGCGATAGCGGATTATATCGCTGGGGCGGCCGGTTTTGGCAAAGTCGCACTTGTCGGCGGCGGCATGGTCAATGACGCCATCGCGCAGGACATATTCAATTTCGCCTTTGTTGAATGGTGGAACGCCGGTGTTTTCGATCCATTCGACGCCGAGTTGCGGTGCCGACTTGGCTTGCGCTACCATGCGGCCTCCGAAGAAAGCCACCTTTTCGGCGTCATATAGTCCATCTTTGTACCCGCGTTTTGCCAAGCCCAAAGTGCGGGCCGCGCAGGATCGCCAGATGGCCTTGAATGCGCTGGCTTCGGCGTAATTCATGCCCAGCGCCTCGATAATGTCGTTGCATTCGGCGTGGTATGCGGGATCGCCCGACAATGGGGCCTCAACTCGCACGCGGTAGTAGCTGACACTGCCGCCCGTATATTCGCGATTGTCTGTCATATCCGTCCTTTGTTGAAAAGTCCCCGCTCCACTTAATACGCTGGCGGGGGCAGCGCTCAACACTTGCATCCTCTCCCGAGGACTAGGGGCCGGAGGCATCCCCGCGCAAGTAAGTGGTTAGAGGGATGATAGCACCAAAAGCTGGTGAAATGGATTGGCCAGTTTTGCCGGGTTTTTGCGCTTGGTATCGCGCACACGGATGATGGCCTTGTTGCGATCCCGGTACCGGGCGCAGCGCTCCTTGTGCTCAATGCGGCCCGGATGGGGCTTGTCTTTGCCCGGCCCGATGGCGTAGATTGGCGACACGGAGCCCTTTGTGCCGGGGTCTTGGCGGCGCCAGGCGGAGATGTAAAACAGGCCTAGCGGGGATTTGTTGAGCGCCCCGTTGATCTTGCCGCGCTTGATGCCGGTCGTGTCGGCGATCTCCTGGGCTGTCATGGGGCCGTGCTCGTAGATGGCGCGGTAAACGGCGTCGCGGGTGATAGGGGGTTGCATTACAGCTTGATGGCGTCCAGTTGCGCCTTGAGTTCTTCGACCTGCACCCGCATCCTGTTGAGCGACTCCAACAGCGTGAGCGCAGCGACTGATCCATGATGGCTGGCCGCATAGTCCACGGCCTTCGCGCAGTCCAAAAACACAGCCTGATTGGGCACCACGCCGGGCGGCAGGGTCACGAGGTAGGCGCTTACCATGATGTCACCACTCCCACCACAATGCCGACCCAAAACAGCGCTAGGGCGCACCAGACCTTGCGGGCTGCTTTGTAATCGTGCGTTTCGTGATAGCGCAGCACGGGGTGCGGCAATGGTGCCGACATTGGGGCGATGTGGGCGGCGAAGTCGGAAAGGTGCGACTGCTCGGCGCGGTTGACTGGGGATTGCATGGGGGCTCCTTGTTTTATGGGGGTGGCCCCGGAGGGCCGGGGTTATTGTTGCACTGCCTCGACTTGAGCCTTTGCCCACCCTTTGCACCAACGCATTCCGTAGGCTTGCGTGCGTGCGTTGAATTTGTCGAGTGCAGCTTGGGCAATGATCCAAGCCTTTTTTGCCGCATCCCACTTGGCGCCCGAAGATTTCAGGTCGTCCTTGATTTCATAGGCATTGGTCACTGCGTAGGTAGCTTGCATGATCTTCTCCGTCTGGTGTGTGTCGATGGCTCAATCATAACCGACAAAACACGGTCGATTGCAATACCCTAGTGCGCCATGTGGTTATAGGCGCGGCGCACGATGTAGCCCCGGACAAGACTCAGCGCGGTGTAGATCGCGGTGATCCCGGCCGCTTGAGTGTGCGACGTGTGCACGTCAAACAGGGCCATGATGGGCGGCGTGGCAAGCCAGCTCACGACAAAGCCCAGCCCCGTGCTTGTGACAGTCTCAAGGGCGGAGTGGCGGCGGGCCTGGGTCATCTCGCCAAATCCCAAACCGACCGCGCAGCTGGGACGTGCGCCGTCCACTGCTGCACCCACCTATGCGAAAAGCCAGCCGGCTCCACCAGCGGGACCGGGCGGGGTTTCACCAGCCCCATCTGCTGCGCCCGCTTGCGGATGGCCTCCTGAGTCCTGTTTGGGAGCGTTACATTCGGAAATAAAAGACGGATGTGCACCAATTCTGCCTCGGTCCAGTGGCTCCACCTGCGGTCTGTCTTGCGAACTGGCGAATAAATCTTGCGTTTCTTGGTCATTTCCGGCCTGTTTCCTGTTGATTTTTGTGGGCGCACCTGCTAGGGCGCGGTAGCAGTCCGGGCCATAGGCTCGACCGGCCAGCCAATGGGGCGCGTCAATGTAGCGGTGGCATTTTGTACAGCGCATCAGTGACGGGGGCTGGTCTGGTCTTCCATGTCCACCGCGAGGCTGAAGTCGTCCAGCTCGTCAGCCAGGGCCGCCAGCTCGTTTGCGACGTGTGCGCGGACGGCACATTGCGGAGAGGAGTGGGCAATGTCCAGGGCTGCGCTGCGCAGGTCGGCGGTGAGGCGGGCTAGGCGTTCGGGGAGGGTCATTTTGGGAGCCACCAGCGGGCGGTCCATTTGATGTCGGATTGCATAGGGGCGGGCGTTAGCAAAATTGGGGTGCTTCGCTCTGACATATTGGCGAGACTCCACTGCTTTCCGTCCCACCAGCGGAGCAGGTCTGTCTCCCGTGGCGGATAGTCGGCAGGCCACCACCCCACCTCTGGGGGCGGGCCGGAGAACCATTTGACT